GATCAATCGGTGCTCCCGTCGTCAAAGATCAGGTTGACCTGGCCGAGCCTGGCGCGACTGGCGTCGGTGGTGCGAAAGCGCAGCGAAATATGGGTGCTCTGCTCCGGCATCGACATCGTCGGGTTAACGTAAGTCGAGCCAGTAAACGTGGCGACATCCTCTTCGGTATCCTGGTTGTTGGGGTCGCAACCGACCGACAGCGTCCACGTTCCCTCTGCGCCAACATCGAACGAATGAAAAATCTTGTTCTTCGACGGGCTGTCGCAATTGAGCGCCGGCGTGATCACTTCGGCTTCGGTCGCGTCGTACTGCGCCGTGACGTCGCTGCCGTAGCGGTACAGCATATTGTCGTCGCCGCGTAGGATCACCCATGGCTCAGCGACACAAGCATCGACAAACTGGAATGGTGCGTCGAACATGCTCCAGGCGGTGATCGCCGGCTCCTGAAAGGTCGACAGCACGTAGATCCGGTCGGGCAGGATGACGAACACCCGACCGCTGCGCGGTTGGATCAGGCAGCGGGCGTGAGCAAACCAGGCTTCGCCGTTTTGAATAATCAGATCGCGAAAGATTTCGTCGATCGGCGTGCCGATGTCGGTCGTGCCGGCGGTCAACGAGACATTCTGAACCTTGAGCGAACGCACGCCATGTGACGACAGATACAAAACGTCGCTGCCGAATTGCAGTGCGCCATTGGCGGCGATCAATCCAGTCGAACGCAAGAGCTGCACGAATTGGTTCAAGGATGGGTCGGGATCGAGCTTCCAAATCTGGGTCGACAGATTCGAGAAGATCGCCATGTTGCCGAGGTAAACCTCAAGCCCGATCAACTGGGTCGAATCGGCGTCCTGGGCGGAAAGATCGATATAGCCGGAGCCGTTGTTGTCGGTGCCGCCGGGCGGCGTCCACATGATCGGATTATTGATCGCCGAGAACCGGAGCAATCTGCCGTCGACCCCATACATTTTCGAGCCATAAGTACGGATCGAGGACGAGGTCGCCATCGGGTCGATAATCATTTGTTGATTGTAAAAATGGTAGTAGCGCCCGTCCGTACCGAGCATCACGATATAAAATTGGCCGTTGAACAAGTCCCAGTCGGCGAGCGCAGCCACCGGATGACTCGACCCCGGCGGCGGCGGCGGACCAATCGGAGGGATCGGCAGACCCGACAAAGGCAGGGTGATGACGCCCGGAGATCCATCAACAATTCCGCCAGTGGTGCCGCTTTCAACAACGTAAACCGCGCCATTGCGGGACACGACGCCAAAACTGGTCGCCGGCGCTGCGGCCCATGGGATGAAGGCCGTACGCTTCTCGATCTCCGCCCCGGCGCTGACAACGCAATTGCGCAAGGTGCGCAGCGAACCGGCAGGGGCGGTGGCGTAGCTTTTCCTTAAGTCTAATCCACTTTTAAAATCTTGTATTTGATAAACCGGCATGTCAATGAAGCCAGCTTTGGTTTTTCACGATATACGAAATTTGACGAGATGTCACGCCATATTGCTCAGCGAGCCTCGTATAAGCCCCGCGTTTATACCCGCGCTCCGCGAACTGGCGTCGGATCGCGGCAACCGCATCCGTTGATAGTTTGACATTTGGATTGTCCGCGCCCTTTCCGTCATGGCCATGCCGCGCACGATCTGCTCGATTTTCAACCCGCGTCCCGTAGCGCAGATTTTCCACCAAGCGGTTGTCTGTTCGTATGCCGTTCAGATGTCGTGTTTCCTGGTCAGCAGGACGCAGACCGATAAAAGCCCGCAGCACCAACAAATGAACCAAATGCGTGCGTTGCCCTCCACGCGCATCCTTCAGGCAAACGCTCACGTACCCAGTCGCCTCTACCACCGCGCGTAAAATCTTGTTCGTAAGAAGCGACCGCACTTGCCCTTGACTGCTGACTAGGTACCGGCCTTCATATCCGGGGATGTCACGCCAGTTTTCCATTCATGGGCCGGGAATGTAATCGAGAAACGGCGTCGCGCCGCTATAGTTAGTCGGCTGCGCCGTGCGTCCCTGGCCCATCGCCGAAATGTCGCGCTTGTTCGCGCCGGAGCGGCCGAGCAGGCGGCGGATATAAGCTTGCGCCTTCTGCCCCTTCAGCGTCGCCACTTCGCTCTTCTGCGCCCCGAGCAGCTCGGCCGCGGCGGTCAGCACGATCGCCGTCGAGTCGATCATGCACTGATCGCTGTCGACCTTGAGCGGGTTAAGCGGCGCTTGCCCATGCCAGCGCATGTGCGAAAGCTGCGACGGAATCGGCCAGATTTGCGCCTGGCCGGCGAAGTTGGTCAGGCCGCTCGTCGCGTCGACCGTAACCACATTGCGCCACCGGGTCGGTGGATACGAGGTCAAGAGTTCGTTAATCGAATCCTCGAAACCGTATTTCAGCTCGATCCACGGCTGTTGGTTCGACGGGTTATAATTGCGCCACAGCCCGAGCACGTTCTCAAACGGCATCGTCACGTCGAACGAGACAAATTGCGTGTTTGGCGTCAGGTCGAAATCGACGTGGTAGTGAAGATGCGGCCAAGCGTAGAGGTTCCACAATTCACGCTGAGTGCGCGCCAGGATGACGTTTTGCATGTCGACGGCTGAGAGCCCATGCGCCGGCAAAAGGCTCGAATAAATTTCGGCTCTCAGCTCGTAGCGCAGCTCCGACAGCGCGACGCCCAGCGGCATGTCATACCTCCGCCTGGTGCCGCATCGCCCGCTGCTTCGGCGTTTCCTTCGTCAGCGACGGCGGCTCAATCGGCAATTCGGCCTGCTCCGGCTCCGATCGCTGGATGTCGGCGATCAATTTGCGCTCAGGGCGCTTGACCGCGATCGGCTCCTTGTCGCCGGGGAAATCCATGTCCATCGTCGGTCGCGCGCCGGGGTAGCAGATATTAACCGCTTCGACTCCGTAGAGGCCGAGCAGTCGCATCTTCTCGGCTTGGGTGACGGCATGTTCGGAGCGGACAAATTCGCAGTCAAAAACGTTGTCTTCGCCATGCAGGTGCTGCAGCACCCGGATCTCCGGCCAACTGACCGGCGTGTCGGGGCCGCGGTAAATGACGTTGTTCGAGTCGCCGCCGAGGGCGATCTTGCATGCGACAAAGTCCATTAGATTTCATCTCCTCCTGTGAAACCCGAAAACCCCGGAAGCTTCATCAAAGCTCTGAGTTGCCCAGCGCGAACGCTGCGGTCGTCGCCGGTGGGGGCGTTGCGCGTGATCCGGCCTTGAAACAGCCGCCGAATATCGTCGATCTGCGGCGTTGGCGAGTACGGTTCTCCGCCAGCAATATCCTGGGGCGGCGCTTGCCTCTGACCTTCGGCGTAAGACGGTTGAGTGCTGATGTAGTTTTGCACGTTCGAAGGCACCCAGTCCGGTAACGGCTGAGGCAGCGTCTGCGACCCTGGCCCATACAACGCATCCATGATGTCGTCTTGCGTCGCCGGCGTCGGCGTGACCGGCCGCGCCGGCCGCGCGTAAGCCGCCAGGGTTTGAGCGACCGTCGTCGGGTCCATGAGAACACTCTAGTCGTGTAGGGCGTCGCGCGGAACGACACCCTACACTCAGGTCACTTAATCTCAATCACAAGGGAGGAATTGCGCTGAGTAGCGACCATCTGCCCAGTTGACGTGATCGACTTGTAGAGGACGAACTGATTCGCCGGCCGCGCCGGCGTGTGGTCCTTCCGCCATTCGTCGGTCATTTGCACCAGGAAGATTTTCTTGGGATCGAACCAATAGCAGCGTTTGTTGAGCCCAAGACCGTCCAAGGTCGGGTCATACTGGAAATCGGTGCCCATGTACGACAACTGACCGACCGACACATCGCGGGAGTTTGAGAAGCCGGTCATCGAATAGTTACCATTCGCCCTGACCTCAATCTCCATCGCGCTAAGGAAGTCCGAACCGCACAAAGCCATCGTCGGCTTGCCGCCATAGCGGATGAGCTGCCGATATTCGTTCTGCAGCACCGTGATCAGCGCGCCGCCGTTGGTCGGGCTTGAGGTGATCGAGTCGCCGCCCCATGCCGCCAGCGCCGGCGTGCCGCCAACCTTAATGCCGAAAGCGGTAGTCCGCGCCCGGTTACGCCACCAGGAGTTATTGGCCAGCGACTGATCGAGGCCGGCGACCGTGCCGACCGATGGGTCGGTCGAGATCAGGAACTGCAGGCCGGCGAGCGCCTTCGGGTCGAGAGTGCCGTCGCCCCAGAGCAGACCATTCATTCCCCTGGCGTATTGCTCGCCAAGCTCGAACAATTTGTCCTGGAACAGATTGACCAGCACGGTCTCATCGCGGTCGGTGTGCTCGGTGGTGTTCTCACCATTCGTATCAACTACGCTTATCCCATCCATTTTCAATTCGGTATGAGTAAGCGTCAAGCCTAAATGGTGTTCCCTCCAAGGATAGTTGCCGCGAACAATGTTCGACGGAGTAAAAAATCCCACAGTATCGTTGTGAGTGTAACCTTTTACTACGTCATTACCTGAACCGTCACCGAACTGCCCATGCAGCGCAACAGAAATGTTGCCCTTGCCGCCTGGGAATTTCTTCGGGTTCGATTCCGCCCACTTCAGGAGCGGCTTATCTTGCAGGGTCTGGTAGAACTCTTCCGGCCGGGCCCAGTAAAAGTCGAGCGCGGCATTGGCGATATTGGTGATTTCTCCGGCTGTGAAAGCCATGGCTGAAAGCGCTCCGAGCGCGTGCTCGTCAACGCGATCGCTCTATTGCGAAATGAATCGCCTCCTTGAGACTCTTCGGTTCCGTCCGAGCGCCGTTGACCCGATTGATGCTGCTCGGAACCTGATGCGTACCCCGTGGGCTCGGCATGAAACGCGAAGACATCGCCTTCGCCCGCTCGTAAGCCTGTTTAGCAATCTCGACGGCTTCGGCTGGCGACCGGGGTGGGCCCCTCTCATGCACAACGGCGTGCAGCAGCTCCCTCACAACGGGTTCTGTGCGCGCGTAGTCGGGGTCGGATCGTCGAACCCCTTGCTCCCAGTTAGAAACCGCACCCGCCACTGAAGCCTGAAATTCACGCACGGCTTGAGCGTGGTCGCGTTGAGTCGTCTCCTGCGTCACCCGAGCGAGCTGCCCTTGAGCGAGTTGCTCACGGGCTCTCACTTGAGCGGTGTACCGTGCCGCGTCCTGGGTCATATGCCCGCTCTGGACCGCCCTTTGGAGGTCAGCCGGGAGCTGTATGCCGAGGCTCTCCTGCGCCAGTTGGACGTAGGGCGCGACGCCCTCCAGGAA